GTATTCTTTGAGCTTGATCACCAGCACCTGTACCTACGGCCAAAGCCCCGGTAGCGCCAATCTCAGCAACCTTTGCTGCTTTTGCTGCGGATATGCCCTTGCCTGCCATGCCTGCAAGCTTTATTGCTCCAGCAGGGGTAAAGAACGAGGCAAAAGAACCCACACCTTCACCAAACTTAGTGAGCCACTGATCCCTGTACGCGAGATCAGCGCCCATCGCCTCGTCAACTGCGGCACGGCCTTCCCTAGCAGCGCGTACTAGATCATTCTCATCGCCACTATCTATTAAATCCTCAAGGCCTATCGCGTTGGTGCCAGCATCAGCAAGCTCAGCTAGACCTTCACCAGCAGACAAAAACGCATTGGCAAAGCCACGGCCTATCCCTTTAGCAGTCTCAAAAGCTTGGCCTGATGCAGTCCTTTCATCCTCAAACGGATCAAAGCCTAGCTCATCAGCGGTTGCTATGTTGTTTCTTATAAGCTTTTCGGCAAGATCTTTTTTGCTTGTTCCTTCAGGAACGCCGTATACAACAAGCCCATTTGGAAGAGTTACATCCATCTCTTTACTGCATATCCCCGAAGTTTATGCCACCCGGAGTGGCACTTTGCGTTGCCGCTTGCACTGGGTCTACGAGTGATGGCCCAATATCAGCATCACCTAACTGAAATTGAGGGGCGAGTTCACGCAATAACTGCTCACGCCTAGCTGCATACTCCAACTGAAGATCTTCAGACATCATGTTTATGTTTATTTTGCCAAATTCTTTTTCTAGCTCTGTGTTTACGGTTTTTAACAGCCGCTGATAATTTTGACCTGAAGCGGTAAGGCCCGTTGTAGAAGGTTTGGTTTTCAAGTACTCGTAATAATCAGACCTTACAGCCCTGTCACGAGCTTTCTCACGCACATCTTGTGCAGCAACGCCAGCCTTAGAAAGGCCTTCTGCAAAGTCACCCTTAGCAATACCCGCACCAAGCTGTATCAATGCAGCGCCTAGAGCTTCTTTCTTGGCTAAATCTTCTTTGGTAATCAGCCCCTCTTGACGGGCTTTTCTAGCGTCCGCTATGTATTGATCAGCCTGTTGCTGTGTTGTTTGCGCTGTTTGCTGGGCATCGTCAACTTGTTTTTCAGTCGGCGCTGCTTGCGAAGGCGGTGCGCTAGAGTCTAGAGACTTTTGTCCTTGCTGCTCTGTAGTTCCCCTGAGCCTATCTATTTCTGATTGACGCTTTTCGATTTGTCTTTGGACGCTAGGGTTGGTTGTGTCTCTATCGGCTTTGAACTGGTCAAGATTAGACTCCAGTTCCGCTATTCTGTTTAGCCTAGACTGTCTTCTTTGTTCTTCTTTTTCAGCAAAAGAACCTTCAGGAACCTTGCCCATAGCAAAGTCTTTTTCAGCTTGTATCCTAGCTATTTCTTCTGGGGATTTGCGTTCCCCCCTGATTAACCCACCAAGGATTGATATGTCGCCATCATCATCTTTATCGTAAATAAAGCGACCCACTCTGTCGGCAAGGCTAAGCTCTTCCTCTGGCGCAGTAGGCATCTTGATTGTCGGCCCCTGCATGGGCGTGTAGCTATCGTCTTTTGTTGCAGTAGGCATCTTAATTGTTGGGCCTTGCATTGGCACATACGGATCAGGTCTTACCTTATCTTTTGGCTGTGCTTTCAAAGCATCTTCAACGATTGCCCCTACAGGCTGATTGTCTGTAGTGATAAGACCCTTCGGATCAACCTTAGTGTCTTCAGCCAGCCGTATAACGTCCCCCGGCTCGCTGCCAGTGGGTTGTCGCATTGTTTGTGGTAGTGCGCCATCTAGCTCAGGAAGCCTTGATACGGCCCCCTGACGGCTTTGAAGCGCAACATCTGGGGTCTGTCTGTCACCAAAGGTGGCAGTCATTAACTCGTCTAGGCTTTGTGGGTTTTTTGCAGCTATTTCGTCAGCATCTTCCTGTGCATACCGTTTTGCGTTATCCATCTCAAATCTAAAGTTAAAATCATTAAGATATTTTTCAATAAACTCTTTAGATAACGGCAGTTCTTGACTGGGAAGATCAACGCTCTCAGTGGTAACCACGCCTTGTCTTGATGGCAATGCCGCCATCTCAGGTATTGATGCGTCAACTCCGGGGACTTGGACATCTGGCACAAGAGGTCTTAGTTCTTGCCGAGGCGCATTAGCCATCTCAATCATTTCGGTTATCTGGCCGGGGCTGTACTCAGACCTAGACTCCATCATAGCCATTGGCGACAAGATTCTTGCTCTCATCTCAGGATCAGAAAGGTCAATCTCTGCGTCAGGGTCTATACCAAGCTCACCAGATATGTAATTAACGTAATTCCTTGTGTCGTTCTCTGATGGCGGAGCAAACCTATTTATCAAGCCACGGATAGTGTTGATTCCGCGCTTTGTGCCGTAGGTGGTAAGCACTCTGTCAGCAGCACGAACCCCGTACATCGGGTCTTCAAAGCTTACAAAGCCCGAATCTTCTCCTGATTCACCAAGAAATCCTTGGTCATACTGCCTGATGTTGTATGGGTTGTTTATTCTCTGACCAATAATAGATGACTGTGGCGGGGTTTGATCCATAGGGAATGTAGCTTGCCTACCTGCCGCCATGCGGACTACGCCACCTCCAGACATCCCTTGTGGAGCCATAGGCTGCTGCATAGGGGGCTGCATAGGCATTCTCGGAGGCATAGGCTGCTGACCCGGAGGCACCATAGCGCCTATACCCTGCTGCTGAGGTGCAACTATTTGCTGAGCAACAGTGCCTTGAGGCTGTTGTTGCCTTGCTTCAAAACGCTTACGCATGTCGCTACGGCGCTGTATCTCGCTCACAACAAGGAACTGGGGAAGTTGCGGGTTAGGTCTTTGAGCTAACTGCTGCAAAGCCTGATCAGGCAGGCCTTTTACATCATCTTCTAGCTGAATTAAGTTTTGCATTGCTATCCTCTACCTGCCGCCCAAGGCATTATACAAGCCTACGCCACCGATACCCGCGCCAAGAAGCTGTTGAGTTGTTGAAGGCTGTACGCCATAGCTCGCCATAGTGCTACCGGGGGTAACAGGTAGCCCTTGAAGCATATTGCTAAAGAATCCAATCTGCTCTCTTGGGAACGCTTGCTGACGCAAGAAGTCTTGGTAACCCATATCAAGGCTACGCTGATCCAAACCGCGCTGTATCTCACCAGCAGCTTGCAGGTTGCGAAGCCTGTCAAACGCCATAGCCTGTTCCTGACCACCAAGTGATGATAGTAACCTTGCTGCATCCAAGGCCTGACCTCTACCAGCCTGATCAGCCTGTAGCCCAGCCAACCCTAGTTGCGCTCTGTCTTGCGCTGTTCGGACGTTAAACTCTCTAGCCTGCATAGCGGCTTGGTTTTCGGCTTGTCTCATGCGCTCTTGAGTTTCTGCTGCCGACAACCCTAGCTGTGCTGCCTGTTGCTTGGCTCTTTCTCTGGCCTCAAACACAGCCCTAGATTCTTGTTGTTGAGCAAGTCTGCCTCTTTGGTTCTCAGCGAATGCATCTGAACGGAACCGCTGAGCAGCCTGATTAGCCGCTTCTTGTTGCTGCTGAGCAGAAAGACCTAGCTGTGCTGCCGTCTGTCTTGCTTTTTCACCAGCCTCAAATGCTCGCTGAGCGAACTGCTCTTGTTGAGCCGCCCCTTCCATGGTTTGACCGAAGGCGCCCTGCCGTAACTGCTCTTGTGCTTGGCGAGCAGCAGCATCTTGTTGATCGGCAGAAAGACCAAGCTTAGCAGCCTGTTGTCTTGCCTGTTCTCCAGCTTGAAACGCTTGAACGTCAAGTTCTTGTTGCGACCTTCGGCCTGCCTCTGTTTGTTGAAACGCGCTTTGCGAGAACTTTTCTTGAGCTTGTCTTGCTGCGTCTTCCTGCTGCTGGGCGGAAAGACCAAGCTGAGCAGCCTGCTGTCTGGCTTGCTCGCCAACCCTGAACGAGTCAATAGCCATTTTTTGCTGGGCTTGTCTTGCCTGCTCAGTTGTGCCAAACGCTGATTGTCTTAGCTGCTCTGCCTGCTGTAAGGCTTGCTGCGCTTGTGTCCCTGTTTGCAGCCCAAGCTGAGCCTCTTGTAGTCTTGCGGCTCTGTCAGCCTCAAACGCCTGCTGTGCTTGGGCAAACGCCGCCTGACCGCCCTTAGCTTGTATATCTGCAAGTTGCTGACCAAGGTTTCTTTCACGCTCAGACTGCATGATTGCTTCACGATAGCCGCCCAGACCACCAGCCTGCGCTGCTTGTTGCGATATGTTTGCAGCCTGTATATCTGAAGCTCTTTGCGCTTCTCTAGCCTCTATGTCAGTGACAAGCTGCTGATAAGGACTCATATAGCTTTCTAGAGTAGCTGCGTCAGCTACTGTTCCAGCTTGAAAACCGGGGCCAAAATCGCCCTGCCCTGTGTATTGAGACTGCAAATCTCTTGCTGCGTAGTCTTGACCTAACTCACGCGCAACATAGCCCGGATCAAAAGCGCCAGCTTCGTAGCCAACACCCAAGTCTCTAGCTTGATAGCCTTGACCAACTGTTCCTGCTTCATAGCCGGACGTTACGTCTTCCGCTGTGTAACCGCTTGTAGATGTTTGAGGGGCAAATGCCGATGTTCTTGCTTGTGGTACATAACCAGACGCTATGGTTCCGGGCGCATAGGTTGGAGCCAGTGTGCCAGCCTGAAACCCTTGCGTAAGCGATGTGTCGGTAGGGGCGGTGTATCCTGATCCAATAGTCCCGGCTTGATACCCTGAAAACTGCTGTTGAGGGTTGAATCCAGCGGCTATGTTTGTGCCCATATTTGTAGGCTGGAAGCCTATCTGGGTAGCTATGTCGCTTGCAGACCTTATCTGCTGTGGAGCGCCAGCAGCAGCCATCTCAGCCATGCCAGTCATTGCTGTTGATTCAAACGGGTTGAAATCAGCTATTCTAGCGCCCTGATACGTCTCGTATGGGCGGGTGCTTTCATAGACTGTACGACCAAGCATCTCCTCGTAAAAAGGCTTGGCATATTCTGGTAGATTAGTTTGAGTTACTACGCTTTCGCTTTGTTGGACGCCGCCGCCACCACCGCCTTTACTCATCCTTCAAACTCCTTTCGTAAACGACATATGACCTTTCAAAGCCGTCTTGCTGAAGCCATTTCCAGAATCCCATCCTAGCAGTAGCTTCTATGCCATCACAGTTATTATCTTTAGCCCAGTCAGTAAATCTTTCCAGCATGTCCCAAACCCATTCATTGAATTTGTCGCCGCCCAAGAACTGTATTGTGAGCATTTTTTTGCCGGGGTAAGACATAAGCTCTGTAGTGCCTACTCCGTTTATCTTGTGTTCTGAATCAAACGCTAACCAGAGGTGCTGATTACCCGAAACAACGGAGTGAAACAACGCTCGTTCCGTCCATCGGCCCTTAGACCTAGCAATAGCTTTGAGCAACTGATCTCTTATCTCAGGCCACAGAGTTTCCACATAGTTTGGTGGAACCATAGTTATGGCATGAGTTACCTCTCTCGGCGCTGACTTGCTGCGAACTTTTGGTTCACGAGAGATATCCCTAACCCTTGACTCGTCAAAGCTTAATAGTTGATTCATGCGGGTATTAGTCCTCCAGCACTAGAAACCAGCGGGTCTGGCTGCTTCGTTGTGCCTGTTTTTTGCATTCGTACTTCGTCTAACATCTGATCAAAACGTCTAGCGCCTGCATCTGTGTCGCCGTCGCCAGCCGCAGATACCACATCAGCAGGGATGATGTACTCGCCGGGAGAGACAGCTACTGGCTGCTGAGCGCCAATAGTTCCGGGGATCATGTCATCCATGCCTCGACCTTCACCTCTGATTACGCCCTCGGTTTGTGAGTTTGGTTGTACGCCTTGCAGCACCTGTTCTCTTAGCATCTGAAACGCCTCAGACCCGTACTCATCAACAAATCTTTTTATGACAATTTCCGCCTCATCTTCAGACAACTGCCCAAGAACCGCCATCATTGTCTGCTCTATTAATGGGTCTGCGCTAGGAACCGAGCCGCCCTCCTGCATAGCGTATGCTTTGGTGTAATCAAAGGCTAATTCGTCCATATTTACAGGGGCTTGGAAAGCTCCCATGTCTTTTTGTTTATCACCAGTCAGGCCAAGATCCTTATACTCCTCAACGGCAGCCTGATACTTTTTGCTTGCCCCGCTCATGCCCCGCCTTGGTGTTGTAGCTAAGGCAACTAAAGCATCGTATTCAGCTTCAGACATCATAGAGCCTATGCCATCACGCATACCGCCCATATAAGGGATATTTATTGCAGGATCTACGCCCGGATCAGTGGTGGTGTCTGTGGTCGTTGTGTCTGTGGTCGTTGTGTCTGTAGTGTCAGCTTCTGGAGTTCTTTCCCTAAAATAACTTATTTCAGGGCCGAATCCGGGCCGATACCCAACCTCTGCAAGCTCTTCTGCTGTTTTAGCCACTGGGCCTCTAAGGCCAGCTTGACGGGACGCCGCAGATCCAAGGCCAAACCTAATACTTGGCGGCACATAATCTTGGTTAAAGCCCTCTGTAGGGCCACCCATATCCATGCGAACAGGTGCTTGACCAAGTCTTTGAACCTCACCTAACTGGCGCTGATACTCTTGTGGGTTTACAGATACGATGCCACCCATGTTGTAGCCGTCATAAGCTGAATACCTCCTGTTAGCACCAGATACATCCATGTTGTAATCCTGACCAACCTGCGAAAGAGAGGTGCCTAGAAGTTCGTATGCTCTATCCGATTCTGCTTGGCGCTCACGCTCAGCTTCACGAGCCATGCGCTCGTAGCCTTCCTGCATTTCTATGTCGCCTCGCATACCGCTACCCGCAGCTATCGGAAGTATTGTTCCCGGCTTCGCAAGGCCTTTGGCCGTAGCCTTCAAAGCGTCTCCGCTAGAAAAAGGGTTTGTTAGCCTGTCAGTAAAACCAACAGCACTGTCCCCTGTGGTCTTTACAAACTCATCACCTACACGCTCTAGCCCAGTCCTCTGAGTAAACAGTTGATCGGCTAAATTTTGTTGCAAACTTTGATTGGCTGCCGCTTCCGTCGTTGCTTTTGTTGATGCTTGCTGAGCAAGATCAAGCGCAGGATTTGCATAGTCTAAACCAGCCTCGGCTCCAACCCTTGCCAAATCAGCGCCAGCAGTTGCGGCATCAGAAGCCAGCTTAGCACCCTCAGTAGTGGCCGTATCCAAAGCGGCAGCGGTAGCATCAGCGCCTGTAGCAACGTCCGCACCCGCACCCAAAGCAGATCCTACCCCGTAGCCCATAAGGCCAGAAGCAATACCCTTCTTGAGATCGCCAGTCATGGCTGTTGTGGCAAGGCCTGAGCCTATAGCGCCTGCTAGGGCGCTGTTAGCGCCTATTGCAGCCAAAGTGCTTCCTAGCGCACCTGTGCCTAAAGCGCCAGCAGCGGCTGTAAACGCGCCGGGAGCCGCCATGCTTGCCAGCATAGGGATAAGAAAGGCAAACGCCTCTGGCTGACCTGTGACAGGGTTTGTGGTTAAACCGCCGGGGGTAAGTGATGCTATGCCCTGCACCTCTGCTGGATTCATGTGAACCAACATACTGTCGCCGTAACGACCATACTGGGCCATCTGTTCTGCTTGTGGCTGTAATGGCGCTTGCTGTAGCTGTCCTCTTACATAGTTCATTAACTTGTCTCCACCCCGAATAGGTTAAAACTTACATTGGCGGCGCTGGAATAAACCTTGACCACATCTGTTTGAGAGAGGCAAATGCCTATTACAACCGTCCTTGTGGTGGTTGCTGCAAGATCCTCGTCGTAAAAAATAAACTGCTTGTCATCGGCTGTTGCACCGCCAACGTGAACACTGACTCTGAACGTGATGCCAGAACCGCCACGGTTGCATATAACCAATGAGCTAACAGTTGTTTGTGTTAGGTCGGGCGCTGTGTACAAAGTCGTTGTTGTGGTCGCGCTGACATCAACCTGACCAAGTACCTTGATAACGTCTGTCACGATGCACCCATAAGCAGGAACTGAAACCTACGCATAGCTAAAGATCCAGACTTGTCGCCTTGGGTCTTTGCTAGGCTTACATCGTTTTCTATCTGATCCATTGCTTGTTCTATGGTTCTGCGAGTAATCGCCTCGTTGTTAACATCATACTCTGGCGCTGGAACAGGTAGTGGGTTTTGTCTTGTTGCCATTAGCGCCTACCGTCCTGTCGCATATCAAACCTAAGATCACCAAGTCTCCAGCCAAAACCAGACCCGCTGCTCTCAATGCGAACAATTGCATGTCTTGCTCTTGTGCGTATGTGTGACTGCTGGGTTGACGATGTAACCGTAGCTGTTGCTTGGGTTGTGGGCGTTTCTAGCGGGAAGTTGCTGCCTTTGATTGTAAAATCAACAGACGCATCTGATGTAGCTCCACGGAAGCTAAAGTCAGGGATTATCCTGCTAATCATCATAAACCGCTCACCTTCACCTATCTCTAGATCACCTGACTCAACAAACGCTGTCATTGCCTGACCGTCATCATCAAAGCCAGTTTCATGGCTGTATAGGTAGTTTGCGTCGGTGACCCCAGTGTTTACGCTGGATGCAATAGGGTTGGAGTTCTTGGAATAACCAATCCAAGCGCCACGATCCAAAGTGCCTACAGCCCAAAGGTTTTCAGCGTAGTTGTACGACACATAGTTGGTAATCTCTGTATCGCTTTCGCCCACAGGGTAGAACCAAATAACTTCTGAAAAGTCATTGTTTTCTGCTGCAAAGACCTTGAACGCCTGACCTTTGTTCAAGTTGGTAAACACATGCTCTTTAACGCTACAAGGCAGTGGCTGCACTGAGCCGTTGTAGACATAGAATCCACCAGAATCCATGAAATACACGGAGCCTCTGGCGTTAACCGCCGCGTTTGGCGAGATCATAGAGATGTCTGTGCTTAGTGTTGAAAACTGGAAGGTAAACGGAGCGCCAGTAAACCGCATTGAGTGCAAACTTACATCTGTAAAAACAAGTATCTCTTGCCTTGTCTGTACGGCACCAATGATCTCTGATCCAGAGTTTATCCTGACACCACCAGCAGTGTTTGTTGCTGTTGGCGTCCAATCTGCTGCGTTCTCTTGATCAGAGAACCTAACTAATAACGGGTCAATAGTTGATGAGCCAATTGGATTAGAGCCAAAAGCGATAACATGCTGATCTATGTCAGATACAAGAACCTGCAAAGCAACAGTTGGTGTGTTTGAAGCCCCCGCAAGAGATCCAATCTCTATAGCCCTAGTGCCTGTGCCAGAGCTTTCGTCCCAGTAATAAATACCGCCGCCTCTAGCATTGAACACCAAGTCCTCACCAAAGTTGTCTTGGCTGAACAATCGCAACTGCCCAGCCGCAGATATACTGCTAGAACTGCCCCAAGCGCCAGAACTCCAAGTGCCTGCGCCAAATCCGGTGCCTTGAACAAAAGTGTTCAAGCCTGTGTTTATCTGATAAGTCGCAACAGTAGAACTGCCGCCGTTACCCGTGTCGCTAGAGTTTGCGATTACCTCGGTTCCGTTTGTGTCCTTAGCCGTAATCGTAAAGGTGTTGGTCGTTGGCACAGAAGTAATCTGATACTCCTGATTTAAGACAGCGGCTGTGACTAGCCCACCAAGAGAAGCTGCGCTACTAAAAGTAACAAAGTCATTAACAACCGCGCCATGAGCGTTTTCTGTAACTGTGATTGTTGAAGAGCCGTTTGTTGCTGCAAATGTAGCATCACCCGCGCCAGAGGTGAGCCTTATTGGGGTTACATCGTTGTACCCAGCGCCTTCAGCCACATAGAACTTTAGATTAGTGCCTACGCCTAAATAATTTATGGACTCCAAAGATGACCAGTTGTGCAGGGATCTACAGACACCAAGAAAGCTTTGATCTGTGTACTTCTCCCAGCCCCCTATCTTTTCAACTCTGCCTTGGCGAAAGCGTATCTTGTCAGCATCAAACCATCCTGCGTCAGCAGAATACTCTGTGCCTTCTTTGTTTACGCCGGGAGCAAATTTGATCTTACTGAGAGCCATGTTTAACGCGGCCCTCTCTGCTTACGTCTGCGTTTTTTCCTGCTAGATGTCTGATCAGGCTGAGCGACTTTCTTCCTGCCTTTCTTAGGCTTAGTGACCTTTTGGGTCTTTGGTTTAGGGGGTAAACCTCCTAAAGGAACAAGACCCGGTTGCAGCATTTCTCTAAGTTCTTTAGGCGACGGTAACTTAGGAACAGGCATTGGCGTTGCTCCCGCCCTTGCCTCCGCAGGAGTAACCATTGGTGGCGGTGGAGGCTGTTGGTTAGCTAAAGCGACTAACGCATCATAATCAACCTCAGACATTACTGGTGGCGCTGACGGCAGTGCTGGCATTGGTGCTGGCATTGGTGCTGGCATTGGTGCTGGCATTGGGATATTTGCTGGCTCCCCTCTTCCGCCACCAAGCAATGCGTCTATACCGACGGGTACGGCTGGCGTTGGTTGAGGCTGGGTCATCAAAGAGCCACTACCTCTAGCCCCACCCAAAAGCTTGCCAATGTCAGACATCCTTGGCGATACGTTTGGATTTAACGGGGGCGCGAGCGGCACTGGCCGTGGTGTTGGAACTGGTCTTTGTACGCCACTAGCAAGGCCTCCCCCTGTTCGGGTCGCCGCTGCTGCTAAGTCCTCATACCCTACATCACCGGGGGCAACTGCGTTAGCGAATATACCGCCCATGCCACGCAACCTGTCTCCAAGGCCAGCTTCAGGTTCAAGAGGGAGAGCAACTGGAGCCGGAGGGGGTGGTGGTGGAGGTGGTAGGGGTGGCCTCATAACGTCCTGCCTAGATGGCACGACTGATGGCCTCTCAATTAACGGCGGCTCTGGTAAGGGAGCAGGCTCTGGTATTTCTGTCGGTAGCAGAACTCTGTCAAACATTCCTGCCATATTCGCTTCTGGGCTAAATGCGCCCATCTGCATTATCGGTGAGTCAATAGCGGGTATGGGAGCTACAGCAGGAGGCATAACATCGGGAACAGGCGACATAGCAGGTATTGCTGGTTCTGGCTCAGGAGTTGTTCCTTGAGAAGGGTTAAAGAAACCGCTCAGTTGCTCTTTTGCAGCAGCAGCCTCTGCTTGAGCTTCAGCAAGAGCCAAAGAAGAAGCTTCCGCCTCGGCTCGCGCCTGCTCTAAAGCTGCATTGTTTTGAGCAACAATTTGATCTGTTCTGTTTGAAGTATCAAACGCATTCAAAAGGTCTTCGTAAAGTTTTGTGCCATAAGATTCTGGCCCTTGCGCCATAACATCAGACCTTAACTGCTCTAATGCTGGGTCATCATAAGGGGTTCTTGCGGCTTCAGCTTCAGCAGCGGCTTGCTCTGCCGCAATACGATCAGCTTCAACTTGCTCTGCCGCTATTCTATCTGCCTCAGCTTGTGCGGCGGCAGCTTGTTCAGCCGCCACCCTGTCTGCTTCAGATTGTGCAAAAGCCTGAGCAGCAGTTTGCTCTTCAGCAATCCTTCCTTGCGTAAATATGTTTGCGGCTTCTGTTGGATCAAATGTTTGAAACGCCTGACCAGTAAAAGGATTTGTTCCCGGCATCGGCGGGGGTGCTTGGCTGGGGCCTCCAAGGCCAAACGATGTCCCAAACTGGGACATAGATGTTGGGTCGGCTCTTCCCGGCGTTAACGTCGCCACCGCCTGCTGAGGGGTCAATGTTGCGCTTGGTTGAGGAGCGCCCATAGGATTAGCGCCACCCAGCAAGGCTGCTATACCAGAAGGAACCCCATAGTTAGGGTTTCTAGAAAGCGTCGGTTGACCCTGCATCTGCCCGTACCCTACAGGGACAGGAGCTTGAGTAAACGATCCGCTAAGCGTAGGAGAGGGTGCAAACCCAAGTTGAGGCGCTTGAGAATTGGTATCAAACAATGCCATTACTAATACTCTCCAGTTCTAATCATTTCAGTAACTTCTACCGCCCTGCTACCAACCTGCTCACTCCACTTAGAATCCATGAACTCATCAGCCGCTATGTCAAACTGCTCACGGGACATCGCCTCTAAAGCTTTCACAAACCCACGCAGTCGCGTAAGACCAAGATTAAAGCAAATATCAATCATTGCGTCTTTTCGCGCCTCGTTAAGAGCAGCAAACCAAAAGTAAGTGTCATCAAGCTCATCACGCACACGCCTTATGTCATTGGCTAGTAAATACTCAATTTCATCATCAGAAAGCCCAAGGCCGCCGTTTTCGTCAATGTTACGCCCCACGCCTACAGTGATCATGTTTTCTGAACACTTATATGCATGACTACGCACACCTTCATGGCGCTTCAACATTCCTATTAACTGAATGCCCATTACTTCTCCCGGCTTACGCCCTGTACCTTTTCGTATGATCTCATCGCGCCTAAGCCCAACATTCCCATCATAACGGGTACAAGTAGTGTGGTGTCTATTTCTGGCACCTCTACCCAGATGCCCAGTATGTTTGAAAGGATCGTGTTGTAAAAAAGCCCGAGCGCGCACACCCAACCGATACAAGGCCGCCAGCCAGCCACGAACAAAGACTTAGATGCCGCCTCGACCTTATTGACCTCTAGCTGTCCTTTGGCAAGTTCTTGAGCGTGACGCTCCGCCATAGTGGCAATCTCATGTGCCAACGCATTCTTTTGGTCTTTGTCCTCAATTACTTTATCTAGTAGCTGAGTTGCTGGGCCTATGAGTGATCCGAGTATGCCCATTACGCCCACCCGCTATATCGGGCAAAACACTTGCCACAAAGTAGTTTTACTTTCAGGTGTACAAAATCCATTACTGCTCCCGGCTTTTTGCAACCAGCGCAGCGCAATGTAACTCGCCTTTCATCGCTCACCGCCCTTTTGCCATGTACGCTGTAGCACCAAAGTATAGCCCTACAATAGATGCCTGACTGAGAAACAGCATATCGCTCAAAGAAGCCAGAGTGGACAAGCGAGACTCAGGAATGAAGGGCAGAAGTGGTAGTAAAGCGAAAACCACCATACTGCTGAGACTAACCCAAGCCATTCTTCGTTGACTGTCTGCTTTCTCTTCACGCAGTTCAATCTCAACGAGTTCTTGATTTCGCGCCAATTCTTCATCGCTCACGACCCCATCTCCATCTAGGTCGTACTGAGCATACCGCGATTTCGGCTCTAATTTCTTCGGACTCATTAATCGTCATCCTTTCTAGCTGGATCACGGAAAAGTATCTTAGTGCCTGCTTCTGAGGTAGGTATCTCTCGCACACGGCAGTAAGTTTTGAAGTAGCTGTTGTTACTCAGTAACTCGTTAATAGCACCAACAGACTGCGCGTTAAGCGCCTT